GATGGATCAAGGACAAGGTACGATGGAACAAGGACAAGGTACGATGGAACAAGGTACGATGGAACAAGGTATGATGGAACAAGATCAGGATATGATGGAACAAGGTATGATGGATCAAGGTACGATGGAACAAGATCAGGATATGATGGAACAAGGTATGATGGAACAAGGTATGATGGAACAAGATCAGGATATGATGGATCAAGGTACGATGGATCAAGGACAAGGTACGATGGAACAAGGTACGATGGAACAAGAAAAAACAATATGTATCCATATATGAATCGGACAAGAAGGATGTATTGAGCGCACAGTCTACAGCACAATCGATGAGTCTTGATCCATAAATTCCTTAATGAGATGAGGAGGGATTCGTTTAAAATCAATGATGCTTTGATTTATTTCATATTTACTATAAGCATCCTCTTTTTTCATTCTCTCTTCAAAATAACTTCGATCTTGATGACATTTTAACGCTGTCTTAGGTCCACATTTTTTCAAGACCGAGGTAATATTATCACTAACATCAGCCATAACAATCTTGCAGAATAAATCAGCTTCTGCACTGCCCCCAAGCGTTTGTTCAGCAATATTTTTATAGGACAAATTCCAAATGTTTACACGTGGTCCCGCCAACTGTAAGTAATCTTTATCACTTGTTATGATGTGAATATTAACATTCGGCAGATTATCTAATGCATGTAGAACTGAAATAGCAATACAATCATCGGCTTCCAATTTAGGGTGTTTTAGGATGGCAGTTACTCCCATTTCTTGAAAGAGTCGATCTTCGTATACCATCTTGAAAAAAGGTCCGCCCATAAATCCATCATCTTTGGTTCGCGTTCCCTTGTAATTTGGGTATAATTCATGTCTCCAAATATCCTCCCTTTTACAGTCCTTTCCAACCAGCATGACTGTTTTCTCAGTATTTAATTTTAAATTCTTACATATATCATGAATGGTTTGTGCAAATGTTTTCTTAAATGTTTGCATAAACGCCGGATTTACAAAAGGATCGTCCAAGGGAGTTTCGGGGTGAGCAAACTTCCACCATCTTAACACAGAATGATATCTATAAAAACAGAAATAGCTCCCATCAATAAAGACAAGTGACTCCGGTTCCGTAGAAGAGATTGCTTCCATCAAGGATTGCATGGTAATGATAGTTGTTACATTATCTTTTACTCTTTCTGATTTCAATTTTAATTCTGTCCTTATATTATATTATAACACATGTCCTTTTTCTCATTTTTTGCCAGGCATCCAACAGCACAACCTATTGTGGATGATCGAAACAGAACAAGAAGAACTCTACCCCGTATGATGAGAAGACGTAATATAACAAATCGCGTTATTCCGACTGACCCTTATCAAGACGTATTCAGCGAAGACGAAGTACCGACTGCACAGATAAAGACAAAACTGTCCAACACCGATTTCACTAAATCGCTGCCCACCGCAGACCATATTCACCCAAGATCATTAGACCAAATAACAAGTGCAACTCCTTTGGATATACCCATGGTTGAAATTGTCGACGAAGAACAGTCATGTTGTCTCCCTGGTATATTTTCAAGACGTTGTCGCGTTTGCCCAGATGCAACACCTAATCTGCTGTCCAAAACAGGAGGCATTGTTACCCGACGACACCAGCTGAAAAAAAGGCACTACCGCGGCAAGAAATATATTGTAAAAAAGAACTTAAAGAAAACAAGGAGAAAAGGAAAATAAAAAGTTGGGAAAGTATGGAGGTTTTCAAAAATGGACATTTATTTTTGTCCATTTTTGAAAAGTGGGAGGATTTTACGGAAAATACTTGCAAATTTCCACCTTGTTACGATAATGCTTTGAAACGCATAAAGTAGATTCAAAATTTCGACAGCATAATTTTTTTGAGTTTTGAGTCACCCATTGTAGGAACTTTTTCTGTCAGTATTGTATGACTGACAAAAAAGTTCCAAAAAGTTCCGCTGAATACTTTTGTAAACAATGTGACTATATTACGTGTAGAAAAAGTCAACTGACACGACATTTGTCCACAGCAAAACACAAAATACTGACGCATACTGACGCAAAAAGTTCCGAATATATCGGCTTACCATATTTGTGTGAATGTGGAAAAACGTATAAGCTTATTTAATCATAAGAAACTTTGTTTCGAGAAAGAAAAGACTTATGAAAATGATAAAAAGGAAAAAAGCAGAACAAAATAATTAGAAATGTCGCGAAAGAAGTACTCATTGATAAGATGCATCACATGTAACGGATAGTTTATTTTATTTTATTTTATTTTATTTTATCCTATCTTATATTGTTAATAAATCAATATGAAGCAAGTCGTGTAATACTTTATTTACAAAAGGAATATAGTCTTCATTACATAGACTCATACTTACTCCATGTGCCATGGCTAACCCCATTTGCAACTTTAAAAAATCCTCACTAATTCTTATTTCCGAGGTTTGATTTTGATTTTGTAAAAAGGTATGTATGCATTGCACGCCTTCAAATAGCTTTATCTGATTTGCTTGTTTAGACACATGAAATGCATCATCTAATATTGGACCAATTACATTATACATCTGTTCCTTCGATGAATCAGGTAATGCTTCAAATGCTTCCATGGGATCAAAGAAATAATGTAGTATTTTCTTTGCAACATTGTATCCTGGCTCGGAGAACATTGTAGTTGCGAGCTCCAAGAACATGACTTTCATACGTTCATGTAATCGAATGACTACTCCAAAGTCAATCAGCCCAATCTGATATATTGGCGCGGATGTTTCTGTTTGTGTTTCTGTTTTTTCCTTGTTTTTGATAAAAAGAATATTACCGGGGTGCAAATCCCCGTGTGTTATTCCGCTGTTTAATAAAGACACCACACCATATGTTACTACTAACTTGGCATAGCTATGATAATCTTCCTTATCAACCTTGGAGATATGAACGCCATCAATATATTCCATGACTATGACATTGGGAAATTTTTGTGTAATGTCTTCATAGACTTTTGGTATTTTTATATAAGGCATGTGTTTGCATATCTCAGACATCTCTCTTGTATTGTTAACTTCCTTTTGGAAATCCAATTGTTCTTTGATGAGCGTCATATTTTTGCAAATGGTCTGTGATAAATGAATATTTTTAATGTAGGGAATATAAGCTGCTATCTCTATGAGGCGGATAATATGCTCCATAGATTCTTTTAGTCGGGCATCAATATTCTTTCTTTTCATTTTTACAATGACATCCTTATTTTCTGCATCTCTCATCTTATAGACCAGAGAGATCATTCCTGCTTTAATAGGAAGAGGGAATACCTTATTGTTGTGTACACCGTGCTCTCGCATTACATCCAGTAACGTACTCAGATCTTCATCTTCACTTCCATATGGAACCGAATCTGTGAACGTTAATAGTTCTTGGTTTAACTTGTCATCCAAATATTGTTCGTGAAAAGCAATCGCTTGAAATAGTTTTACATAGAGTATATTTCGTTTCGCTAAATTATGTGCGAAAGAACGAACAGTTTTGTGGTATTGTCTATGTAGAGCGTATTGTAAACACTCATAGCTCAACAACATTGCAAAGTCTGCAATAAATATAGCATTGAAAAACAGAGTACGCAAAAAAGAGATCATACTGTAACTTTCATTGTTTCTATAAATCGTTTTGTTCTTAATAATACATTGCAAAAAAGCTTGATAGAAAGAGATTCTATCATTTCTGGAAGAGGTTCACCGATTTGTTCTGGAAATCGAATGGTTGTATGTGAGTGAATTGTATGTTGGTTCTGCAATGTACAAACACTTGTCATAGTTGAGAAGGGTATTTCTTCGCATAAGGCGGAATAAGGTGGTATAATAGTACCATCTTGCATCGGAATCGCGTCGAACACCGCTTGATTCAATAGTTTGGTCATATGAATCTTTGCAAATATATAGCGTTGTGTAATTCCAAAGTCTTGAAAGAAGTGTTTCATTTTTAAAGCAAGTGTTGCATGTTCATTTGCTTGAATATCATAGGTCATATCCTCAAAACAGTCGTGTTTATTGACTTCATAGATTAACCTAAGAAAGTGCAAATGAAGAATGGGTTCTAATGAGACTTCTTTATTTTGTAATTCAAATTCAACAATGTAATCATTTGCTCGAGTTTTTCGTAAGGAGACGCCCTCTTTATTAAATAATATGGTCGATGATGTATAATCCATCAATTAGAGTTATATAACTATATATCATGTATTTGTATTATTAAATACATGATATAACTAATAAATACTCCTAAACATGTGTAAAGCTTTCTCTTTTTGAGTATCATAATCGCATATAGGTTTGGGGTAATGAATATCTTTATGTGTACTCCAGCTTTCGTTCCAGGTGTGTATTTCTTTGGGAGACAGATCCTTCAATTCCGGTATCCACTGTTTGATATAATGAGCGTCAGGATCGACTTCTTTTGACTGTGACCATGGATTAAAAATGCGAAAATACGGCTGGGAGTCAGCACCACTTGACGCTATCCATTGCCAATTACCGTTGTTGCTTGCCGGGTCATAATCTGTTAGCTTGCTCGCAAAATAGGCTTCCCCCTTTTTCCATTGGATCAGTAAGGTTTTTGTTAAAAAGGAACCGACAATCAGACGGGCACGATTGTGCATATACCCCGTCGTATTTAGTTCTCTCATACCTGCGTCCACAATAGGGAATCCAGTGATCCCTTCTGTCCATTTTTTAAACCAGGATGCATTGTTTTGCCATTTGATCTTTGCATAGGCTGGTTTCATTGGTTTGCCGAGCACATAGGGGAACGCATACAAAATATTCATATAAAAGTCGCGCCATATCAACTGGCGAACAAGATCATGATTGCTTCTAAATGCCTTGTACATTTCTCGAATACTAATGCATCCAAATTTGATATAAGCGGACATCTGTGTAGTTGGCTTATCGACATGGTTGTGTGTTTTTGAGTAATGTTTTTGGGTTTTCATTGCCTCGCGCAATACATGGATTGCATTTTTTCTTCCTCCATGAACAAGAATATGTGGATTCATTTTAGTGAATCGATGGAAAGCCTGGTCAAGTGTGATCGAATGCGAAATAGGTTTCTTTGAAGACGCAAGCTGATGATATGATTTGTTTGCCAATGGTGCATCCACATGTTTTTTCATACATGCGTGATAAAAAGGTGTAAATTTTTTATAAGGTGTTCCGCCGCCACTCTCAATGGTACCAGGTTCATGCAAATAATAATCAGGCGTTCTCTCACATTCGATTTTGTGTTTCTTACAAAGAGACATGATTTCTGCGTCGCGCTTTAATGCATAGGGTGTATAATCTGCATTAAAACATACAGCATCAATATTCCACTCTTTTATACATTCAGAAACAATAGTTGGATTCGAACCATAAAAACAGTAGAGTTCTCCATGTTGTTTATGAAGTTCCATTCGCAAGTCTTGTAAGCTTTCTATCATAAATTGAACTGCATTATTAGATTTAAAGGAATTTGAATTGGACACTTGTTCTGGCGTGAAAATAAAAATAGTAAACACATGTTTACATTTTGATGCGAGCAGATGTAGTCCATGATTGTCCACTAAACGAAAATCTCTTCGAAAAATAAAGAGCCCTCGTTCGTATAACATTATATTGTTTACTACTACTATAACTATCTATTTTATCTTTTTTATATTCTTATCTTGTTTCTCTTCAAACAAGATAAAATGTGGACGATAGTTTTAAATGTCTAAACTTACGGTATTTTTATCCGATTTGGGACGGCGCTTGCTTCGCTTGGGCATGGTTCCCTCTGATTGCAATTCCTTTAATTCTGAAATACTGATCGTGCTGCTATCATCATTGTTGCCAGGCTGAGTGGGAGCTTCCTGAATATTGATCGTCTTAGTTTTCAACCCAGAGAGAATCTCTGAAATATCAGATGGTCCCCTCATTTCGGGTCGGGTTGTTCTTGCACTTCGTTCTCCGTCATTCGCACCCGCATATGATTCTCTAATATTGATTCCATCTCGTCCGCTCATTAAATCTGGTCTACTATTAGAAAAACTATTATTGTTTCCCGGTCTATTCGCGGAAGAGCTCATTCCTTGTGTCGCCATGGGGGGAGGGGGCGGGCTGCTCATAGATACCTGAGGTTCAGGGTTCATCATGTTGTTCATAAATCCTGAAAATCCAGGGCTGGATTGTCCCATGGAGTTTACTGCAGCCGTTTGAAATTGGCGCATTAAATCAGGGTTCTGTCGTAAGATATCATCCATACCAGGCATGGCAGATTTAAACATGGTATTTGTCATGTGCACCATCATGGCGCTACCGCCTAATTGAAACAGTAGTTTGAGTTCAGGAGCCATGGATGCCTTACTCTTGTATTTTTCATACAGCTCACCAAATACGTCATCATAGTCTGTCATATTTTCGTTGATTTGTTCGCTCCAACCATCCAATTTAACATCGAATGGATCGAAACGATTGTTTAAAAATTCGATACCATTGATACATGCCATTAACATATTTCCCTGGAACTTTACTGAATTCTGCTTTGTTTTTTCTTCCATGATCATCTCATATTCGCCCTGCATTTCTGCTAATGGCGATTCCATAGAGTACTTTTTTGTGAGATTGACACCCTTTGCCTCTAAGGTCTCCAGCTTTCTTAAATACTTGAACTTCTCTCGCAACAACTCTTCCTTGGTCATCTGTGGTTGAGCAGGGATAGCCTTGTCTGGATTGATTGGCACATTATTAAACTTGGCAAATCCGTCCCAGGTTTTTGCATCACCGGTTCCTTCGGCTGTCGCTTGCCCAATGCTTTGCGCTGGTGTATCTTCGAAACGAACTGATGGTTTTTCATCATAGTTTAAACTGAGATTTTTGCTAAACATATCAGATTGTCCGTCATATAAGCTTCGGCTTGAACCAATACCAACATCATCAACTAACTCATTTAGTTCATTTTCTAATGTATTCAAGTCGTCCAAATGAATATTATCTCCACCACTATTCTCTTTCTTTTTATCATTCATTAGCAACTCGATTCCTGAGCCAAAATTGGTTGACTTTAATGAGCCAGATCCAGATCCAGACCCACTTGAATGATTGTTCAAATGAATCGTAGATATGTCAATCACTTCGTTATCCATTATGATTGGATAAGAACAAATAATTTTAAGTATTACGAATTTATAATATATAAAAGATATAATACAAATATTAGAACCCTTTTTTTGCAATAAACCATACCCCTTGCAAGAAGGCATCTGCCAAATCATCCTTCTTTACATGTGTTTTAAAGAAGGATTCCCATGAACTGCATTGGGAATTTGTAGAGATAACGTCTAAACATTGTTGTATACCTTTTTTCTTTCTTTCGCTGTAGCTGAGTTTTTCAGAAGATTCAGAGTCGGAATGCAACTTTAACTTATTTGATGCTGATATAAATTCAATATGAATATCACTATTTTTCATAATAAAGTATTGTGCAATCATACCTTGAAGAGTCTTCATGCGATTTGCTATAGGGCT